GCTTGCGTATGCGGCTGGAAATGCAGCCGACAGGATTCTCCAGTGCGATGTACTTTACAGGTGCATTGAGTAACATTTGCACGAAATTTAAGGCGTCCTCGGTTAGCTGAGGATCGCGGATACCCCTTGTGGTCCAGTGCATCCCGGACGCAGCTAAGTATGTGCAAGGCGGAAACGCGATGAGCATGTCCCAGTTGTGGTCCGAGTGCAATAAAGCGGTTACATCGCCTTGATAGTGATGCCCTGGTGACTCTGTAGGCAGTAAATCGCAGCTCAGGGCGTAATGACCTTGAGCTGCGAAAGCATCACGCACTCGTCCGCTGTACTCACAGGCGACGAGCACCTTCATGTTCAGGCGGCCTTGAAGGGATTACCCCCGGACAGAAGGCGGGTGAGATCGAAGCCCTCGGCCTTTGCCTCGATCCAGGCGGCGTCGATGTGCTCTTGGCTGCCTTTTTTGCGGGGGACGGGGCGAACGGTGTACTCGGTGGTGAGGCCGCTGCCCTTTTTGCTGATCGTGAAGTCCCACTCCAGCAGGTTGGAATAGTCCTCCATTTGGGAGATCTGGTCGATTTCCTTCAGGATCGACTTTTGAGTGATCTGTAGGACTTGAACTTTGCCGGATTCGTAGTTGTAAACCGGGCAGGCGATGGCGAATTTCACGTCTGCGGTGCCGGGGCCGCCGCGTCCTTCGCGGGGCTCGAACTCGCCCATTTCGGCAACCACGTCCTCGTAGGTGGGCTCGAAGTCGAAGCGGAAAGGCTTGTTGGCGCCGTTGGCAGCGCCCCAGGCTTCGTAGAACTCCAGAGGTTCGTCAGTGAGTAGGGCGAAGCGGACGGATCCACCATCGGGGAGCTTGCTGAGGCTCAGGTAACCGCCGCCACTGTTGCCGCCGTTGACGTTTGCAGATGCGGATTTTGAAAGGAAAGCCATTTGTGTAGGTGTTTGGTGTGGTCGGCTGAGTGCCAACGAGTAACACACTAACACGCCTTGACAACGATGGCTAGGCTAAAAAAACGCCCCACAGCGGAAAAGCTGCAGGGCGTGATGAACATTCTCGTGTGAGACTCTAACATGTCGCAAGGTAAGACGCAGGATTTGCTGGCTTTTGTGCGCCAGCTGCCTGTGGGGATGGCGTATGCGCCGATCTACGCCAAGGATCAGGCGATCCAGTCCGGGAAAATTTCAAAAGGCAAGACCCCGCTAGAGCGCAGCCACCACCAAGTGTTGGCGCCGTCGGATGTGGCGCTCCAGATCGAGCGCAAGCCTGAGGTGTTCCAGGCGGTGGGCGTTTTTACGGGCGGTCGCAGCATGGGACTCGTGATTCTCGACGTGGATCGGAATCTCAGTCGTCTCAAGAAAAAGTGGGGAGACTCGCTGGAGGGTGCTCCAGTCGTTACCTCGACCAAGGCGAACGCGGCGAAGTACCTCTTCCGCGTCCCTGAGGCCCTGTGGGGCTCGGTGAAGGGTTTTGGGCTGTCGGATACCGGCGCTGGTTACGAGGTGCTCTGGGGCCGTCAGGGGCTTCTCTACGGGGCTTATCCGGGCTCCAGTGATGGGAAGGCTCCGGCAGGCCATTACGGCTTTGAAGGCGACATGGAGGCCATTCCGGTGGCTCCTGAGTGGCTGCTGGCGGAAATGCGGGATGCCAGTGGGAAGGATGTGCAGGATGGCGGCTTCATTAAGAACCGCAAGGCGCTGGATTTCTCGGATCGAGACCCGGCTGAGGTGGCTGAGATCATTCAGTCGGCGCTGCGGGTGATTCCCGGCCAAGGCAGTGGCAGCCGGGATCACTGGGTCAAGGTGGGGATGGCGATTCACTCGGAGTTGCCGACTGACCTCGGTTTGACGCTTTGGTCCGCTTGGTCTTCGGAAGACCCCGAATTTTTTCAGGATTGGGCAGAAGGCAATCCCTGTGAAGAGGTTTGGAAATCCTTCCGCAAGGGGCCGGTGAGCCTTGGCTCGCTGTTCTGGCTGGCGGATCAGCAGATGCCTGGCCGCATGTGGCTTTCGGAGGATCTGCGGAAGGTTGTTTCTGAGGCTGAGCAAGATCGGGTGCAGCGGTTCCGCACCACCGGTCTTTCGCACGAAGAAATCGTTAATCGCGCTACTGCTGCGATGGCGCTGCCGAATCCGTCGGAAGTGCAGCACAAGCTCCACGAGATCGCCCTGGAGGCTGGTTATCGGGAAGCTGCGGCTGTTGTGCGCTTGCTGATCGCAGACCAGGAGTACCGACGCGGATCACAGGGAGGCAGCCTGCAGGAAATTTTTGCCATGGAGGACGCGCCAATCGAGTACCTGATTCCCGATTTGCTGCCTAAGCCAGGCACTGTGTTGATCCACGGGCGTGGTGGCTGTGGCAAGACCATGGCGGTGCTGACGTTGGCTAAGCACATCGCACGGGGGATTCCGTTCTCTGTACGCGGTGCAGAAGTGCCTGTCGAGCAGGGCAAGGTGCTGTGGCTTAACGGCGATCAGAACAGCCGCCGGATGCGTAAGCAGTTCAAGGACTTGGACTTCACTGCTGATGATCCGGTTGTAGTACAGAACAAAGTTTCGATGCTTTGGTATCCCTGGTTTATCCAGCAGATTGAGGAGCATCGCCCCAAGCTCGTGGTTTGGGATTCGGTAACCGCTTGTATGCGTGGTTGTGCGTACGACCAGAACAAGGCCGAATACGCCGAGCCGATCTACTGGTACAGCGCGGAAAACGGCGAGAGCTTCCCGGCAACCACCATCGTTTTCATCCACCATGCCGCCAAGAGCGGGGACTTCAGGGGCACCTCAGCGCTCCAAGACGCCGTGGATGAGTCTTGGGCTATCAACCGTCCGGAAAAGTCCGAGCTGGAACGTGTAGGGGCTTCTGCACGCCTCATCACCATCGGTAAAAGCCGCGAGGGTAATGAGGGCAAGCAACTGGTGCTGCGCCAGAAGGAAGACCTCACGTTCTCGCTCCAGGATCTACCGGCTGCGGAAGGCGTGGATTCCGCTGCACCTGCCTCGATCATCGACCGGGTGCTCCAGCGGCTGCGTACCAAGGGCGTGCCGATGACTAAAGCCGAGCTGAACGCTGACCCTCTGCTGGGCGGCAGCGTCAACGCCATCTCGAAGTCGCTCCAGCGTTTGATCGACCGTGGGCTGGTCTCTGTTGAAGGAGAACGTTCCAGCAAGCGCTACTCAGCAGTTCTCGCGCGCAGGGGGGGAGGAGGTACAAGTTGTCCCAAAGAAGAAGAATCCAGTGCTGGAGCTGGATCTGAAGAAATGGCTTGTCCCACTTTGTCCCGTTCTGTCCCAAGTTGTCCCGAATTGGAGCCAAAACCGGCTTCTGGGACACCAAAAGGACAGGTTGGGACAAAACGGGACAAAACGGGACAGCTAAAAACGGCAGATCTATTGCAGCGCAACGTTTCTGAGAGTTTGGGACAAGAAGACAGCTCTATCTTCACGCGCGAGAACTGGCGCACTCCCGAAGAAATGGAGCGGCTTACAAAGGAGGCCGACATCTGGTAAACGCGCTAAAGTGATGCGGTTATGCACAGTTGTATGAACCGCATCACTGTTTCTTTTTCGGATGTGACCGCAAACGGCTTGGAGTGGCTATCCAAACGCACCATGCGCAAGCCCTCCAACCTGCTTGCTTTCCTGTTGAGTCAAGAAATTGAGCGCCAGTTGCAGGCCATGACTCATGAGGAACGCGCTGAGGTCTATGCACAGCTATCCGACGTTCGGGTTCTGTCTCCTCACTAAAACTCCCGATGTTCAACCCGCCTAACTTTTTCCTAGGGCTCATGCGCGTCGTGGCATGGGCTTTTTGGAGAGATCCCGTGGCTAAGCCTGAACCGCCCCAGCCGAAGCGTCCCAGGAAGCCGATCCTGGGGTACACCGTTGGCGACATTCCGTTTGAGCTGATGGCCGTGGTCCGGGTCTCCTGGTACCGCAAGGGCATGGCCTACGAAGTTGAGGAATACAAGATCGAGGAGTCCGAGGACGCCCAAGATCAGTTCCACTACGTCGTTGGCACGGCCCTCAAACAAGGCGCCGACGTGTGCGTGCTGACGCAGTACCAGCCGGAGGAGCTAGGGGTTCCAACGTGATCCCGCCCGTGATCGTGTTCGGGTTGACGTGGCTACTGGGGATGCTGGCAGTCACCGTCTACCTCACGCGGATGTAACGAAATGCGACAGCCCGGCCTTGCGGTTGGGCTGTTCGTGTGCAACACTAAGAGCACGCCCGGAGAGCGGGCGCCGTTACTACTGAATTACAAATGGACACGTTGCACACTCAAGTCGAAAACACCAAGCTCAGTCCGTGGTTCTTCGCGGTCAACTGGGGCATCATCACGCTCCAGCAGAAGATCACAGAGATGGAGGCTCGCGGCCTCAACCCGATCTACGACATCAAACAGCTGGAGCAGCTGCAGGATCTGGAGCAGTTCTTGAAGATGAGCTGGGACATGTGGCTGGCTCGTTATGAAACCAGCGAAACTGCACAGGAGGTCAAATGAAGGTACTGGACATTGAGGAGCTGCGATTTGAAGGCGACCATCTCGTTGTCGATGCCGTTGTTGATGACGCTGTTCTGGTCTATCCGCAGACGCAACTCGACCCACCAGAGTGGGGGCCTGCCCTGTGCCGAGGCACCCTCTACTTTTCAGATGAAGACTTGATTCCAGCCACCGATGCCGAACTCCGAGCCATGCTCACCGACCGCATTGATGACTGGGCTCCAGTCGACACGTCTGATTGGTACGACTGAATCCCGCGAGCTTCGTAACTCAGACGATTACGACGACTGGGACTACGGCACCGAGCCAATCCCCGGCGATACGCACTGGGTCAGGATCAAAACTCTGACCCAGCTTTACCGCCACCTCATTTACGTGTTCGCCACCAGCGACACCATTAGTTCCACCCGCTTAGCCAAGCTGGCTATCCACGAGATTCTCAAGTTGAGACTCACGGATCTCACCCGGTTGAGGCAGCAAGATCCAAACTTTTTTGCATGAGATTTCAATGACTGACGCAGCTTTCAATCTCCAGCAACTGGAGAGTCGCTCTAACTGGTACGAGCACGTTGGTGCTGTCGAGCTGGCGATGGGCCTGGATTACGAAAAGTGGTCGATTCGACAGGACTACGGCTGGGAAGGGGATGACGGTGGGGAGTGGGGACCCAACCCACTGGAGCCCGGTCAAGACGTGCTGGAGTCGGACTGGTACGACACTTTGGCGCTACCGTTTCCCGAGGAGTTCCAAGCATGTGACTCCTACGTGTACGAGCTGATGGACACCATCGGTCAGTACAAGCACGATCCAGCGCTGATGGCGCACATGGTCGCGCTTCGCGCTGCTGATTACCTCGGCAACGTGGGGCACGACGAGACCATCAAAATCCGGAGCCAGCTCCGTAATTCCTACGTTGTTGAACACGCTGATGACTGAAAATTCGATGGTGCCGTTTTACCGTTCCTATTTGCTGAACGGGCGGACCATTTATTTGGACAAGCTTTCCGAGCTTTCGGACTCGGAGCTGCACCTTCTCAACGTTGACACCATGGCTGCGCTCCAAGAGGCGCGGCATGAGTACGACAACATCGAAAACAAGCAGTCCGAGGAAGCTCGTCCGGCATACCGCAGGCTGAAGGTGGCTGGTTATTTTCAGGCCGCTATCAAACTTGAACTACAAGATTGATCAGTTCTACACACTACGAGGTTCACGAATGACTCAAGAACACCCGATCACCCCACCGCCTGAGCTCGTGAAGCAGTGGCGAGAAATGCCTGAGTATGCCAGCATCTCAGAAAAGCTTTTCACAGTCAATATCACAACAAACAAGCTTCAAGACATCGCCACCCAAGCCGCCCGCTGGGGCGCTGATCAGGAGCTGGAGGCGTGCTGTGAGTATGAGGCAACGGTTTATTCAACCGACTGTGCAGACGGTCTCCGTCGCCATCGCCGCCCCGAGCCGCCGAGCTTGAAGGAGCAGGCATTAGCGGCGTTAGACGAAGCGGTAATGCGTGGTGACTGCATCACTGTCTCTGACGCATTGCGGCCCATCCGCCGCGCACTTGAATCCCTACCTGATTAGTCAACATCACTAACCACCATGACTGACTTTTGTTTATCCGTCGATTCTCCAGATAGCTCTTCTATCAGTTTCCATATGAGCCCGGCTTCTGAGGAAGTCATCCGAATCGACGCCAAAGGCTTCCATTACCGAGGCCAGTTCATCGCTGATGCAGGCGAAGCGCACCGTTTATTGGTGGAGTTTCTACGCAAACACCAACCAGATACTGACTGGCAACACGCCGAGTAGTCCGATCAACTCCGATGTCTGAGTTTCCATTTATCTACGTCTGCAGCCACGCAGGGAAGATCGGTAATTTCCGCTGGGTCAATTCAGACACCCGCTGGCCAGACTGGATTCACAGGCGTTGGATTGGCTCAGCAATGCGGAAGGGTTACTGGGGCCGTTGCGGTTTAGTCAACCCTCCGGGATCTCCAGATAGTTCCCCGCCGCTTCCTTAGTCAAACCCACTAGCCAGCTCCTAATTTCCGCCTAATTAGGAGTTGACACAGACCCGCTCTTCCCTACTACACTGCACACGTTCCAAACCGATGAACATGTACATCCTTTCGGAAGCTCAGTTTGATCAGGTCATCAAAGCTCTTGATGCTGCTCGCTTTGCTCTTGATACGTGCCAGCACGTTGAGCTGGATCTGACCAATCCCAAGCAGACGATCCCGCTGCCCGCTGGCGAGAAAATTGTACGTACAACTGCCGTACGCCAGTCTCAAAGTAAGACTCGTAAGTCCAGCCGCAAGGGACAGCGTGGGGTGGCGGTGCTGACGGAGCCCAAGGTGCTGGAGATTAAGCGCCAGCTGGCTGCTGGTGGGAAGTCGGTGGCGAAGATCGCTAAGGAGTTTGCGGTGCATCCCACCACGATCAACTGCATTAAGTCCGGGAAGACTTGGCGGCATGTGGCGATCCAGCAGGAAACCGTTGCGGCGGCTGCGGCGTGATCCTGGCGGACATCGACATTTTCACGCTGGCGCGGAGGGAGCTAGTCACTCCCTTCGATAAGGAGCTGGTGAATCCCGCGAGTCTTGATGTGAGACTCGGTGAGAATCTGCTGGTGGAGTTGCCATCAACGCCCCAGCTGGTGCCCTTTTCCATTGCTGGGCACACGCAGGAAAAGCCGTTCATGCTCCAGCCGCATGAGTTCATCCTTGCGGAGACGGTCGAGGAGTTCCGGTTGCCGGACTGTATTGCTGGGCAGCTGGCGCTGAAGTCCAGTCGTGCCAGGGAGGGGATTGAGCATCTCCTTGCTGGGTATATCGACCCCGGATACTGTGGGAGGCTAACGCTGGAACTGCAAAATGCGCGGATGATGCACCCGGTTGCACTGTGGCCTGGGATGCGGATTGCGCAGATCGTGTTCCATCGGATGACGATGCTGCCCAGCAAGGACTACTCCCACACTGGGAGGTACCAGGGGGACAAAACCGTTCAGGCTTCAAAAGGATGAGCGATCCAGTCAACCATCCGTCGCACTACACGGCGGGCAAAGTCGAAGTAATCGACGTTATTGAAGACTGGGTTAGGCCAGCTCCAGATGCTGTTGTTGGTGGCTTGCATTGGCAGGTCATTAAATACATCAGTCGGGCGTGGCTGAAAAAAGATCCTTATGAGGATTTTTGTAAGGCTCGTTGGTACCTAAACCGCCTCATCAATACCTTGGCTACGGAGGCGTACCAAGACCGATGAGGCATTGGTGGCGAATTGTCGCCAAGGCCCTTGGAGAGAAGGCGCACCAGCGTGACCAGATTGCTGATCAGGTTGCACTGGTGCGTTTTTGTATCTTGGCGGCCTACATGATCACAAACATTTTCATTTGCGCAGGCGTTATCCGTCACTGGAATGACCAAAACTGTCAAGCTGATCCACTGCACGCCGGACGCTGAAAAGCTCATCGTCAAGATGGCTCGCGTCAGCAACCCGCAGAACCAAGAGAACTGGGATACCGGGCCAAAATTGCTCAGGTATCTCATCAAACACAAGCACTGGAGCCCGTTTGAGATGGCTTCGATGTGCGTCGAAATTCAAACTGAGCGTGATATAGCGGCGCAGATTTTGCGTCATAGGAGTTTTTCATTCCAGGAATTTAGTCAGCGCTATGCGAAGACTTCTCCAGCGGAATGTCCTCACATGCGGTTGCAAGATGAGAAAAATAGGCAGAACAGTTTGGACGGGCTTGATAACGCTACGCAGGCGTTTTGGGCGAATGAGACTGGCGAAGTAATCATGCAAAGTTACATGCTGTATCAAACACTTCTAGATGCAGGTATAGCTAAAGAAACAGCACGCCGTATTTTGCCGTTGTGCACGCCAACGACGATGTACATGCATGGAACGTTGCGGTCATGGCTGCACTACATCGAGGTGCGGACTGATCCTGGGACGCAGCTGGAACACAGACAGATTGCGCTCCAGTGCAAAGACATTTTTACTCAGTGCTTTCCAGTTATTGCGGAGGCTGCTTTCGATGAGGTGCGCTAAGTGCGATTTCAAGCGGATGGATGTAGACCGCACTTGTCGGGATACAGCCGAGTCAATACTGCGTAAACGCAAATGCCCGGAGTGTGGTCACACCGTTTTTACGGTGGAAGTAGAACTACCGGATGGGGCGGCATGTCATTCACAGCAATTCACCCTTAAGCGCTTACCTGGATTTTTACGTGTTCATTTTTCGTAATGGCAGTCACAATTAACAGCAGGCCGTGCCAGCAGTGCGGTAAACACACGACAAATCCGGTCATGTGTATGAGGTGTTATCGCTCCAGTCCTGCTGGCTTGGAGGAGATTCGGATGGATCGGTTGCGCCAGAGTTACAAGCCTCAGGAAGGTGGTGGGCCGTGTAAGCACTGCGTTCATTGGGAAAAGCGGTGTTTGCTGGGACTTCCCGAGGGTGGGACACTCGCGGCGGCGGTGTTGTGTTCGGCGCGGGAGGTTGACAGCCTGCTAGAGTAGTAGGGTACAAGTTGCCCTACCAGGCTTGGACTTTCTTCTTGGCATCGAGCATCTCCACACGCTCGACGATGAACGGCTGATCGCGTTTGACTCGGAGACGACGCAGCTCCAGCCGAAAATGGGCGGGATGCGGTTACTGCAGTTGGGTGCTCCAGGCAAACCGCCTGTGGTGCTCGACTGCTTTGATTTGGACGACAACGACTGGATCACAGTCGAAGAATTTTTCAGCGTGGAGCGCACATGGGTGGCGCACAACGCGGTGTTTGATCTCGGCTGGCTGCAAGAGCACGAGATTTATCCGGCGGGCAAAGTGTTGTGCACCATGCTGGCGAGTCGGATTCTTACCAACGGGATGCCCAACGTGAAGCACGGGCTCCAGCACTTGGTAAAACGCTACCTGCACGAGGATATTTCTAAGGAAGAGCAGAAGAGCGATTGGTCGGGTGATCTGACCGAGAGCCAGCTGGAATATGCGGCAAAGGATGTGTTGGTGTTGTTGGATTTGTTTGATCAGATCCAGCAGAGGATGGCGACGGCTGCGCTCCACCCGGCTTGGTATCTGGAGTGCAATGCGTTGCCAGCTATGGCGCAGTTGTGGCGAACTGGCCTTCCTTTTAATGAGAAAGACCTAAAGCAGTTGATTGAAGATCTCGATATTGAGCATTACGAAGTAGGCGAAAAGTTTATTGAGGATTTTGATGCTGCACTGTCCGAAGGTGACAAGCTGTGCCGTGGGATTGATGGGAAGTTGCTGTACCAGACAAAGCCTGGGCCGAAGGGTAAAAAGGTCGATCCAAACGTGTTCAACCTCAATAGTCCGGCGCAGCTGTTGAAAAAATTCACTGCGTTGTTGGGCGAGGCGCCGATTGACGCAAAGAACGGAAAGCCCAGTGCTAGTCGGATGGCGCTCCAGGAATATGTTGGGGATCACAAGATTGTGGCTGATTATTTGCGGTGGAAAAAAGTTGAAAAGAAGCGCCAGATGGCGGAGTCGTTATTGAAAAGTTTGGCGAAGGATGGGTTTATTCGTGCCAGCTATATGCAAATGGGGGCTGATACCGGAAGGATGAGTTGCATGAGTCCCAACTTGCAACAGATTCCAAGGGATCAACGGTTTAGGGCTTGTGTTCAAGCGCCAGAAGGATGGAAATTTGTGGTGGCGGACTATGGGCAGATGGAGTTGAGGTTGGCGGCGGCGGAAGCTAAGGATTCTCTTATGACTCAGGTGTTCCAGCAGGGGAAAGACCTTCATACGATTACGGCGACGCAGATTTATGGGGTCGCAGAGGGTGAAGTTACAAAGGAGCAGCGTCAGATCAGTAAGTCGGCGAATTTCGGGTTGCTCTATGGCTCGGGTGCAAAAGGACTCCGAAACTATGCGGCCTCGACCGGAGTACAGATGGATCTTGCTGAGGCTGCGGAAGTGCGGGAAAAGTTTCACGCTGCATATAAAGGCATCTCCGCATGGCAGCGCAAAAATGCTCGCGATGCTGATGCGGCTAAGGACA